TATTGGGCCGACAAAGTGAAGTGGTGACATAATGGCCGACGAGCTGAAGGCATCACCACAGAACGCCACGCTCGGTGCAATTGCGCGCGCGTTGCGCGCGGCACAGCAATACACGGGCCAGTATCAGGTCGACCCGCGCGTGCCGCTGCTTGGTGGGACGGGCGTTGACGAGTTGCTTGGGCTTCCAGGCGCAGCCGGTCTGGTTGAGGATGTGTCGTACTACGGCCCACGCGCAGCCATTCGCGGCGGCAACGTAGCAACCGGCGGCATCGGCACATTCAGGCCTGATCCGCGAGTGATGGATGTCGCAGACGTAGCCGGTGTCGTCGCGCCATTGGCCGGTGCAGCAACCAAGGCCGCTGGCCGCGGCGCAACGGCTGTAGGCAACGCGGCTGTGCGCGCAATCACCGGCAACCCAGAAGCAACTGGCATGCGTGTACTCGAAGAAGCCGCTAGGATGCCTTCGCTTTCTAATGTCGTGAAACCGCGCGGCAACGTGAATCTCAGACCTTCGACCGGTGCTGAAAAATTGCGCGGACCAGATGTCCAGCCAGTTCAAAACCTGCTGGCGCAGGTGCGCAAAAATCCCGGAATGACCTCTGAAGGTTTCGAGCGTCTTGTCGAACGCTATTCGGATGTGCCCACCGGCACAAAGATGAGCAAGACCGATTTCGAAGGTCGTGTTCCTGCCTCTGCGTTGAATGTTGTAGACTTGAAGGGCGCAGGCGGCATTTCAAGAGAGGCGTTCTGGGAAGAAGCCGAAGATTTGGTTTACCAAGATCCATTCATGGTGTTCGAGGGTGTCATGGATCGGCTAGGCGTTCGAAACCCGCCGGAAGGTGAATACCAGAACTTCGTGCGTGATCTGGAAAACTTCCACGCGGGCAACATTGGGCCTGAAGAGCTGCCGCCGCAGTTGCGTGAAGCGCTCGATCGCAATGGCATGCTTGAGAATCAAGATTCATTCATGGGTCTGGTTCAGGACGAGTTCGTCACCGCGATCGACCGCACCGCAGAGCAGCTGGTTGAGTATGGAGATCACTGGGGCGAAGAAGTAAGCCCTTACCGGTGGTCAGATGTTCAGCGCTTGGTCAAGAGCATCGCAGACAACGAAGCAGGCTATGTAGAGCTTGGCGTGACCCATCCAGAGCTGGCTGGAACTACATACAGGCACTACCCCAACTTCTCAGACGCCGAAGGCGGGTTGCTAGGTCACATCCGCGGCACAAAGTTCGCGGAGCCAGGAGAGTTCGTTGTGCCAGACGCCTTCAGCATTTCCAAAGACAGAACCCTGATGTCGAAGCCCAACAGCTTCCTGATCGAAGAGCTTCAGTCCGACGCCCAAAAGGGCGTGAAACAGTCTGGGCCGATGCTGCAGGCTCACGGCGTGTTGTTCAAGTCGGCCGTCGACAATGCGCTGCGCGGCGGGGCAGAGAACGTCTACTACCCTACCGCTAGAACCATCTCTGCCATCCGTATGGGCAAGCCGGAGAACTTTGCTCCCATATACGACAAAGAGGTGATGAAGTACGGCCTAGACGAGCTGCGCAATGTTCCAGGTGTGACCGTCACGCCGCTGGAAGTAGACCCGCAGCTAGGCCCAGCATATTACGAACTGAACTTCTCGCCCGAGGCTCGTGAATACCTGCTCAGCGGTCCAGGACAGAGGCTTCCTGGATACAATATTGGAGGAGCCGTGAAGATGGACGAAGGCGGCGGCGTAATCAGCAAGATCGGTGACTTCGCTAACCGAATGGTACAAAAAGCCGGTGACTCGGTTATCGAAAACAGCCTGAAGTTGTATGACAAGTTGCAAGATCGTTCAACTTTGCCCACCAACCAGCGCGTGTTCTTGGATACTTTCCTGGACAACAAACGCGACACCATAGACACCAAGCAGTTCTCGCCAGAAGAATTGCACACGATCCGCAACCTGATCGGAATCACCGGAGACAAACCGTCTGGTTCGGTTCAGTACGATCAGTACGGCATTGCGGGTTTGCAACGCAAAGACACGGCTATGAATGGTGATGTGATCGCCGCGAGCAAAAATCCTTTGGAGTCGGTGCGCACAACGCTGGGCCAGTTCAGATACCGCAAGGATCCTAATTCGAACAACTTCATCGTCGAAGATCAATACGACTTCAACATGCCGCAGAAATATATCGAAGGCAAGAATGACTATGGCGACTACGCCATGCATTCGATGTCGAATCCGTTGTGGGCCATGCGGATTTACGCCGGTCGCAAGATGCCGCAAGGCACCGGCAGAAAAGTGAGGGTAGAAGTGCCGTATGCCCAAGGCGGCGCGGTGCAGGCAGAATTCGACCCTTCAGCAATTGATGCTGTCGTAAACAAGTTCTACGAGGAACACCATGGCTGAAATGAACGAAGACCAAGAAGGCGAAGTCGTCGAGTTCGAAGATCAACAGCCAGAGGTAGAAGACACCGAAGACGGCGGCGCGGTCATTCGCTTCGAAAACGAGGCCGACGAACGCATCAACAAAGAGCATTTCGCCAACATCGTTGACGATGTAGATCAGAAGTTGCTCGAAGAGGCTGTCACCGACCTGCTGGACAAAGTCAGCAAGGACAAGGACGCACGCGAAAAGCGCGACAAGCAATACGAAGAAGGTCTGCGCCGCACCGGTCTGGGGGATGACGCTCCTGGCGGCGCGCAATTCTCTGGCGCGAACAAGGTTGTGCATCCGATGCTGGTCGAGGCTTGCGTAGACTTCAGCGCTCGCTTCATGAAAGAGGTGTTCCCTCCTGGTGGCCCCGTAAAAGCCAAGATTCACGGCGAAAGCGACAAAGAGAAACAAGAAAAAGCGCAGCGCAAGACGGAATTCATGAACTGGCAGCTCACAGAGCAAATGCCAGAGTTCCGCGCTGAACTCGAACAGCTGAGCACACAGCTGCCTTTGGGCGGCGCTCAATACCTGAAGTTGATGTGGAATTCGCAATACCATCGCCCGACCGCTGAATTTGTGCCGATCGACGATGTTTACTTGCCATTCGCAGCAACCAACTTCTACACGGCTGAACGCAAGACGCACGTCCAATACATCACCAAGATGGAATACCAGCGTCGCGTCAAGGCTGGTATGTATATCGATGTTGACCTCAGCTCGCCGATGGACCCCGAGTTCAGCAAGGCGTCCAAGGCCAACGACAAGATCGAAGGGCGCAAGGAAACAACCTATAATGAAGACGGTCTGCGCACCATCTTCGAGATTTACACCAATCTGGACTTCGGCGACGGCGTCGAGCCTTACATCATCAGCATTGACAAGACCACCAGCAAGGCTGTTGCGTTGTATCGTAACTGGGAACCAGAAGACGACATGCGCAGGGAACTAGAATGGATCGTTGAGTTCCCGTTCATTCCTTGGCGCGGCGCATATCCGATCGGCCTGACTCATCTAATTGGCGGTCTCAGTGGTGCGGCAACTGGAGCGCTACGCGCTCTGATGGATAGCGCTCACATCCAGAACATCCCCACGCTGCTCAAGCTGAAGGGTGGTCCTGGCGGTCAAACCATCAACGTGCAACCGACTGAAGTGGTTGAGCTGGAGGGTGGCGCGCTGGTAGACGATGTGCGCAAGTTGGCCATGCCGCTGCCATTCGGTGGCCCTTCGCCCACTCTGTTCTCTTTGCTTGGTTTCCTTGTTGATGCTGGCAAGGGTGTTGTGCAGACTTCGTTCGAGAAGCTCTCTGATCAGAACCCGAATCAGCCGGTCGGCACTACCATGGCGCTCATCGAACAGGGCATGGTTGTGTTCAGCTCGATTCACGGGCGGCTGCACAACTCGATGGCGCGCACGTTCAAAATCCTGCACCGGATCAATAGCGCTTATCTGACCACAGAAGACATCGAAGCGCAAGTTGCAGGGCTAGAAGTCAATCCGGCCGACTTCGACGGCCCGATGGACATCGTTCCAATCAGCGACCCGAACATCTTCAGCGAGACGCAGCGGTTCGTCCAGGTGCAGGCGATCATGCAACGCGCCGCATTGCTGCCAGGAATGTACGACCAGCGCAAGGTTGAAGAGATGTTCTTGCGCACGATGAAGATCGAAGAAAAAGATTTGCTGCAGCCGGTTCCCGGATCAGAAAACATGGATCCTGTCAGCGAAAATGTGGCGGCTTCCATGGCTCGTCCGGTTTATGTATTGCCGCAGCAAGACCACATCGCACACATGAAAGTGCACATGGCATTCCTCAAGTCGCCAATGTTCGGCATGAATCCTGCGATTCAGAAAACTTACATGTGGCCGATTGCTTCTCACATCAGAGACCATCTGTTGAATTATTACCTGACCGAATCGCATGAAGCGGTTGATCAAGCGCAAAAACAAAATGTCATTCAAGACGACGCAGATCAACAAGCACAAATCATCATGCGGGTTCAGCAGATAATCGAACAACAACTCGGCCCTCAATTCGCTCAGGAGCTGGCTCAATTGACTCAGGCTGCAGAGCAGTTCAAGCCGCAGCCGCCAATGCCGCCGGACAACTCGATGCAGGTTGCGCAGATCAATGCGCAAGTTCAAGGTCAAGCGCTGCAACAGCGCGCACAAAGCGATCAGGCGCGGCTGGCACAGCAAGCGCAGATCGAACAGCAGAAGCTGGCAGACCGCCAGCAGGATCGCCAAGAAAAGATGCAAGCAGAGCAGCTGCGTCAGATGTCGGAGAATCAGCGCACCGCGGCAGAACTCGAGGCTCGCGAGCGCATGAACTTCGCAGACAACCAAACCGCCATGCATCTTGCGGCGGCAGAGATTGCCAGCGGAGACAAAGTCGCTGTGTCGACAGGCACAGGCATCAATCCCAACCCCAACCAATAAGGATCAATCATGGACAAGCCTGGAACTGGCACTGTACCGATGACTGGATGCTGCGTCAAGTTGCACAAGCAAATGGCCGCTGGTCACAAAATCACCGGCCAAACGCTCCCCGCAGGTAAGATGCCGTCTGGACCTAAGACCCCTGCGTGAACGTCCCGCAGGAGTTGTTAAACCGCCTCAAGGCCAGCCAGCAGAGTTTTGCGCTGGAAGCCTTGAAGCGGCCACAAGTTCGCGATGCCTTTGAGTACGGGTATCGTGCGGGTGTGGTTGCAGGTTACGACCACGCGCTCAACGTGCTCTTGAATATCCTTGACGAGGAGAAAAACTTTGACAATGACCTCTGAGGACGCATTGAAAGAGGCTTTTCCGGATGCAGATCCTGGAATCCAGCCCTTTGGTAGCCGCGTTCTGGTGCAAATCCGCACACCGAAAAAGAAGTCTGCAGGCGGCATCATTATTGACACAGGCTCGCGTGACACTGAAAAGTGGAACACCCAAGTAGCCAAAGTCATCAGCATCGGCCCTCTGGCTTTCAAGAACCGCAGCACGATGGAGTCCTGGCCAGAAGGCTCTTGGTGCGCTGTTGGCGACTATGTTCGCGTCGCTAAGTATGGCGGCGACCGTTGGGAAGTTCCTCTGGAGAACGGTGAAACCGCGATGTACGTGATTTTCAACGACCTCGACATCATTGGTCGAGTTACGGGTGACCCTCTGGCCATCCGCGCATTCATCTGAAGGAGATGATTCATGGCACGTAAAGGTGATGTCCTCGCTGAGGACGATGAAATCCAAGACGATCAGCGGCAAGAAGAGCTGGTCGTAGTTGAAGACGAACCGCAAGAGCAAGAGGCTGCGGAAGACGACGATGGTGATGAGCGTATTGCGCGAGAAGCCGACGATGATGATGACGAGGTAGACGACGAACGCGCAGAGATTCGAGAGCGCCGTCGCAAGGAAAAACACGAGCGTCGTGAGCGTCGTGAAAAGGCTATCACCCGAGACAAGGTCGAACTAGACTTTTTGCGCCAACGCAACGATGATCTTGAGCGGCGGCTCACCGCGCAAGAGCAGCGTTCGCATGTCAGCGACCTGAATAGTTATGACGCCCAAATCGGTCAGGCATCTAACGAAATTCAGATGGCTGAGCGGGTGATTGCAAAAGCAATCGAAGCGGGTAACGGCGAGGACGTGGCGCAAGCGTTGCGTTTCCGCGACCAAGCTATGGCGAAGTTGCAACAACTCAATTACGCCAAGCAACAAGCTGCTCAACAACAACCGAAACGCGACCCGAACCAGCTGGACGACTTGACGATGTCGTATGCCAAAGAGTTCATCGATGAGCATCCTTGGTACGACCCGCAAGGTCGCAACGAAGAGTCTGCCGTTGTCATCGCGATCGACCAAGCGCTCGCGAGAGATGGTTACGATCCGCAAAGCGAAGAATACTGGGATGAGCTGCGCAAACGTGCGGCGCGCCGCCTGCCCGAAAAGTTCGGCCAGCCCAAGCGTGTTGAACGCACCCCACGCGGCGGTCCAGCTGTTGGTTCTGGGAAGGAACACGCTCCCACATCTACGCGCAGAGAGATCTACATCAGCCCTGAACGCAAACAGGCTTTGATCGACGCCGGTGTTTGGGATGATCCTGTTTTGCGCTCGCGTTACGTCAAGCGTTACGCCGAATACGATAAACAGAACAGAGCGTGATTGCTTTCTTCTAATTTTGCCTACATAATTGTTGCTAATCGCTGATAAGGAGCGAGATATGAATGACGAACGAATGAAGAAACCTGCTGGTGAGGCTCGCGTCAGCCGCGCGATGGAAGATCGCGCTGTGACACAGAATCGTGAGATCTCCGACGATGAGCGGGTTGAGATGTTCCGTCAACAGTTTTTCCAGTCCTCACTTCCGGACTTGCCTAAGATTCCAGGCTGGCACACGTGCTGGCTTACAACCACCAATCCCCGTGACTCCATCCAGACGCGTATTCGTCTTGGATATGAACCCGTGAAGCCGGAAGATGTTCCCGGCTGGGAGTATGCCACGCTCAAGACAGGCGACTGGCAAGGGTTCATCGGTGTTAACGAAATGCTCGCTTTCAAGCTGCCTATCTCGCTGTATGAGAAGTACATGCGTGAAGCCCACCATGATGCACCGCTGCGTGAGGAAGAAAAACTCACCGACACCGCAGAATTCATGGAGCAACAGGCCAAAGCCAGCAACTCGCGATTGATGATCGGTGAAGGCAATATGGAGATGGGGGAATACAGAGAGGCCATGTTTGATCTCTCTTGACGCAACCATCCACCAATAAGGAGCACGCAATGTCTTCGACTAGCGCACCTTTTGGCTTTCGTCCGTCGTATCACAACAGTGGTCAAATGCGACCGAAAGCCTACGTAATCGCCAGCGGTTACGCCCAAAATGTTTTCTCGGGCGATCCCGTGAAGCTCACCAGTGACGGCGTTGTTCAGCTGGGCAC